GATTCGACCCGTCGGCCGGGACGGTGTTCTCAGGGGACTGCACCCCGACGACGGCGCCCGGCGACGCCTGCACGCCGATGTTCACCGGGTTGGCGTCGGAGATCCCGACCCGGCGCAACGTGTCCGCCCACGGTCGGGCGCCGTGGGCGATGATGGCGAACTCCTCGAACAGCCACATCGGCGGGACGATGCCGGCGCCGGTGGTCGTCGTCGCCGCGGCGCGCATCTGCATCGAGTGGCGCTCCAGCATCGAGCGGCATTCGGTGTCACCGTCGAGCTGGGCGTGGAGCAGGTCCCGGAAAAATGAGCGGCGCTGGTCGGGGGGCAGGTCGCGGCGGTAGATCTCCGGTTCCGAGCGGACGTGGACGACCGGACCCGACGACCGGGTTTCGGGCAGGTCGGGGGCGTCGGACATGGCCCGCACGGCGGCGAAGCGGCGGTCATCGACGTCGCGCAGCTCGACGAGACGATCGCCGAGCGGGGTCATCTCGGAGCGGATCCCGTCGAGGTTGGCCGCCTCGGCGTCGGTCGGGTCGCGGCCTTCGTCGGCGCACCGGTTCAGGATCTGCTCGTACTGGTCGACAAGGGTCTGGTAGTCGCCGGCGAGGCGTTGCATCAGACGGTTCGGCATCGGGGGGAAACCTCCAGGGACGGGCCGCAGGGCGCGCAGCACAGGGGACACTTCACCCTGGCCGGTTCACCCCTGGCCGGTTCCCGCCTGGCGGGGTTCGGCGCCCGATGGTTCGACCGCTACCCGGACAGTACCCGGTCGAGGAGGTGGCGGGCGCGGATGAGGTCGGTCCGGTAGCCGCCGATCGGATGCTCGACGGAGCGCACGGCGGTGACCTGGGCGCCGGCGTAGACCGGTTCGCCGGTCAAAGCGACATGGTCGAGGTGGGCGACGACCTGCTCCCACGTGCCGTCGGCCCCTTTGCGTCCGTCGAGCGCTTTGAACCCGATCGACAGGCCGGTGACCTCGCCGGTGCGGACCAGATGTAGCGCCTCCTCGCCGCGGGGGGTGTCGTACAGCCGCCACGCCCCGTGGAGGCCGTCGGGCTGTTCGGCCAGGTGCACGGTCTTGCCGATCGGCAGGTCCGAGGTGCGTTGTTCGTGGGTTGCGTGCAACTTGACCTGGCCGAGCTGGCCGGCGGCGATCTGGCGGGCGAAGGCGCCCATCACGAACCGTTCCCGGGTGCCGTTGCCGAGCGCCGCGGTCTGGTCGTAGGGGACGGCCCTCCCGTGCAGGGTGCGGCCGTCGCCGTCGGCGCGCAGCTCGAGGGCCATGTCGAACGTGCGGGTCTGGACGGCGACCGGTCCGGCCGCCCGGCCGCTACCGGCGCTCCCCGTGTACTCCCCCTTCCCGCCCGACACGTTTGTCCGTTTCGCGAGTTCTTTCGCTTTGGTCATGGCGGTGGCGCGTTGGTCGGCGGTCAACGTCGACCCCTCGATGCGGGCCAGCGCGTTGGCGAGGTGCGGTTCGTCGAGTTTGCCGTCGGCGTCGTAGACGGGGAACGCCCGGTGGGCGCCGTCGGTCCGCCCCCCGGTTTTGGTGCCGCCGGGGAGGATGACCAGGAAGGCCGAGTCGGGAAGGTCGTTGACATACGCGGTCGACCAGACGGCCATCACGGCCCCCCTTGTTTCATCTGGGCTTGGACGGGTGGCAGCGGCATCGGCGCCGGCATCGCCGGAGGGACTGGGGTCGCCGCCGGCGGCCCGCCCGCCACCGGCGGCGGGGTCGGCTGCTGCGGGGGCGGCGTGTTCGGCGAGCTCGCCGCGATCTCCGCTTCGACGTCGGCCATCGGGTCGAGGTTCTCGCGGGCGCGGATCTCGTCGACCAGCAGCCACGCCGAGGTGGGTCCGGGACCGCCGAGCGCCGCCTGATACGCCTGGTACTGGGTGAGCGTGTCGGTTCTGAGCGCGGCGGCCAGGTCCCACACCAGCCGCTGGCCGCGGGGCAACAGCTCGAGGCTGGCGGCCTGCTCGAGGAGACGGGTCCACGGCATGATGGCGTCGTTGCGGGCCTGGACCTCTTCCATCTCCGCGTTCTTGTACGTCCCACCGCCGGTCGTGCCGCCCAGCTTGGAGGCGGGCAATCCCCACATGTTGGCGATCTGGATCAGCTCGAACCCGCGGGACTCGACCATCTGGCTGTCGACGGGCCGGTAGGCGACCGGGGTGAAGTCGGTGAGCTCGTTCAGGATCGCCGGGGTCGGCGCCCCCGAAAACTTCGACAGCCACGTCGCTTTGAGGTCGTCGGCCTGGGTCTGGGTGACCTCCGGGCGGTGCACCTTGAGGATTCCCGACGGCATGCCCCCCGAGTTGAAATACGACGCGGCGTAGGTTTGCAGGGCGATCGACGTGGCGATGGCGTCGGATTCCATGTCGATCACCCCCCGGCCGAGCGGCCAGCCGGCCCGGGCCCGCGAGCTCTTGACATGCCAGATTTCCGACGGGTCGTACATCTTGCCGGCCACATACCACGTCAGGATCTCGGGGGCCATCGGGTTCCCGGTGAAGCGGACCGCGGCCAACGTCGGGTGAATCGGTTTCAGGGTGAGCGGCCAGCCGCCCCGATCCGTCGACGTGATGATGCTGACGGCGTTGCCGTACAGGGCGAGACTGGCGGTCATGGCCGCCCAAAACGCCATCGGCGTCTGATTCGGATCGGGCTGCACGATCACCGGCGGTTGCGGGTCGACGGCGTCGGTGCCCCGGTAGGCGGTGCACGGCAACATGCCGACGGTGTCGGTCACATAGGCGAACGCCCGCCAGAACGCCGGGACACTGAGCGCGGTCGTCTCCGACGGTTGCGGCAGCACCGTCGGACCCTGCCCGAAGGTCTGCTCGGGGCCGGACATGAACGTCGACGGCGGCCCCGGATAGACCGGGCCGGCCGGCGCCTGATTCGGCGACGACCGGACCAGGACCCGGCCGAGACCCATCAGGTCTGGCCGATCTCGGCGACCGTCCCGACGGCGAGGAGACCGAGACCGCCGACGACGACACCGGCCCACACGGCGAGCAGACCGAACCCGACGGCCATGGCGACCACGCCGAGCATCTGGGCGAACACTGCCGCATATCGTCGCATGCCGCTTACACGCTTACAAGATCTGCGGGGACCCGGCGCCCGCCTTCACCAGGCCGTAGCGGGCCAGGGTGGCCGCCACCAGGGGACTGACGTCGCCGCCGGCCCGCCGGGCCCACGCCCACGCATCCCCGAGCACCCGTTTGCGGGCTGCCGCTACCGCCGAGTTGAGGACCGGTTGGTCGAGGTGGGCGACACCGCCGCCGACCACGGCGTCGTAGAACTGGGCGCACGCCGCGCCGTACTCGCGGACCCCGGTCGTCTCACACGCCACCGAGAGGGCTCTCAGGTCGACCAGGAGGCTGTAAGCCGGACTGCCGGCGTCGACGACGACCGGCCACGGCTGCCAGCGCCTGTACAGGCCCTGGAGGCGTTCGGTGACCCAGTCGACGCCGGCCTGGTGGTCGACGATCTCCACGTGGGTGCGGCCGTCGGCCCGCCGGCCCGCCACCGCGATCGACGCCCACGCCCGGTCCGGGGTGACATCCACCGCGAAACACGGCACCCCGGCGAACGAGCTCGCCGGATCCCGCGAGGTCTGCCAGGTGGCAGCGTCGAACACCGGCCGGCCGCCGCCGACCCGGCGGTTCAGGTAGGCCCGGGCGAACTCGCCGGGGTCCATGGCGTCATGGTCGACCCGGATCACCTCCTCGGTCACCGTCGACCCGAGCGCCGGCATGCACCGCCACCACGTGGCCGGGTCGTCGGGGTTGTCGTCGTCGCCCGCCGACCACTCGAAATAGGCGACCCCCGAGGTGTCGCCCGCCTCGACCCTGGCGCGGCCGTCGTCGACCCGGTCATGCAGGAACGTCGACTCCTCGGTGCCCATCGTCGACACCACCCACATCTGCGCCGCCGGCCGGGTCAACTGGGCAGGACGGAACGCCTGCACCAGGCGCTCGTCGCGCTGCGCGAACGCCTCGTCGATCACCCCCAGGTCGAGGGTCTGGCCGTGCCCGGACGTCTCCCCCGACGCCGTGATCCCGATCGACGATCCGGTGGCGGGGAACACCATCCGCTCGCCGCCCGAGCGGCGCAACACCCGGACCAGACGGCGCAGCTCGGTCCGCTGCAGGAGCTCGCACTGCTCCTCCCACTTCGCCCTGCTCGAGTTGCGGTCCTGCGCCGTGTACAGACACCGCTGGCCGGGCCCCCACGACAGACACCGGTCGACCTCGACAACCAGGATCAACGTCGTTTTCCCACTCTGCCTGGGGACGGTGACCCGCACCTCGCGGTAGGCGGGGAGGCCGGTGTCGGGCAGGATCTCGCCGGCCACGTTCACCACCTGCGCCTGCCACGGCATCAACGGTTGACCCATGATCGCGGCCAGCCGGGCCAGCCGGCCGCCCGTCGTGCGCCGCTCAGGACTCCGCGGCGTCGCCCATCGGGGCGGACAACGCCGCGACAAGGTCGGCGATGCCGTCGTCGTCGTCAACCGGTGCCCCTCTCAACGCTCGCAACGTGGACAACTGAACCCGGGCCAGACTGGCCGCCTGCGCCGGATGTTCCGCCGGGTCGACCACGTCCAAACTGTCGGCCAGGTGGCGGGCCAAGGCGACCATGCCGGCGTCGACCTCCTCGAGACGGCCGCCCGCCCTGAGCGCGGCGAGAGTCCGTTCCACACCGGCAGCGTTCCGACCTTGGCGGGCCACCCGGCCAGCCTGCCACACCACCCCCAAAAACGCAATAACCGCCCCATTCCGGAATACGCCAAACATTCCCATTTCCACGGGAATACATTCGCTATTCCCGGTTCCCCCCATTCTTTTCCGATTTCCCCGCTGTTTTTTCCGACCTTCGACACACATGAGCGTTGAGCGATGTGGCGTGGCGCGCCGCCGGAA